CCTATTAAACTACAAGGTAATGCGTCTGTAATAAAATCTTTCTCTATTTTTACTGCGTCTTTAACAATTTCTTCTATTATTGAAGCATTTGGTTTATGTTTTAACATTTTGAATAATTCAATCGCAAATTCTAAATGTAAACCTTCGTCTCTACTTATGAGTTCGTTACTAAAACACAAACCTGGTAATAATCCTCTTTTCTTTAACCAAAAAATAGCACAAAAGCTCCCTGAAAAGAATATACCTTCTACACACGCAAAAGCTAATAATCGTTCACCAAACGAACGGTCGCGATTAAACCATTTCATAGCCCATTTAGCTTTATTTTCTATACATGGTATTGTTTGTATAGCTTCGAATAATTGTTTTTTCTCTGATGAACTTTTTATATATTTATCTATGAGTTTACTGTACGTTTCGCCGTGTACCATTTCATTATGTTCCTGGTAAGCGTAAAAAGAACGCGCTTCTGTATACTGAATTTCACTCGCAAAGTTATTATTTAAGTTTTCAAATACTATACCATCTGAACCCGCAAAAAAAGCGAGTATATATTTAATAAAATGTTGTTCGTTTTCGCTTAAGTTTACCCAATCATCCATATCTTTTGAAAAATCAATTTCTTCAGCTGTCCAATTTGACATTTGAGCCTTTTTATACATGGACCATAAATGTTCATGTTGTATAGGAAAAACGGTAAATCTATCCAGTGTTGGTAATAACATTGGTTCTGCATCTTCAAGATAATCCTGAAAGTCAAAATAAGTTCCGATTAATTCATCGTTCATAAAAATTTGTGGATATACAGACGCCTGCTGTCCGCATCGTTTTTTGAGTTCTTCTTTACTGACTATAGTCTTTTTGTTTTCCAATTTGTATTCCTTACATAATTCAACTGCCATATCACAGTATTGACATCCTTCTTTTGATAAAATTTCTACTCCCATGTGTGCTAATATCTGTAAATATTTTTGTATTAAAACTTTAAGAATGATTAAAATTCCAGAAATTCAGCCTGGTGAATTAATAAAAGTTTTAGTCAACTTAGAGGATAATATAGAGGATGAAATATACGCTACAGTAAAAGAAAACCACAACGATTACCTTGTTGTGTCGTATTATGAAGAAACTTCGATGACATATAAAGGTGCTCGTTTATACGAGTTTGGAGATAAAGATGAACTTGTACAGGAGGAAAATTTATCAGAACATCACCAAACTCAAGATTTCTTCAAGAATGTAAAGGATAATTTATACTGTATGATAGACGAGATAGATTCAGAAGAAGATAGTGATATTATAGATGAATCAGATGACGATGGTAGTGATCTTCGTGATTTTATCGTTTCTGATTCTGAAATAGATGGTGTTGTTATACCACCTTCTAATAGTAGAATTATAGATAAAGAATGGAAAGAATGGGAACCACGAAGTCCAGGATCTTTAAGATATAAGCAAATGGTTGATAATATCGAAACGATAGCAAGAATACAAGCAGATGAATTAAATTTTTAACCTAAGTGCGTGAATCATTATTTTAAAAAGTAACACTTGAAAATATAATGGATCTAGCTACTATATGGTCTGTCGTAGACAGATTACAAAAAAAACCAACACTTACAAGGCCGGTCGATAATTATAACATATGTGTAACCTGTAATAAAGTAAAAATAATTTCAAAAGAAGGTATGCCTACTTGTTCAAATTGTGGTTTAGTTGATACAACGTTTATAGATGATAACCCAGAATGGACGAGTGGTATAACTGACGATGGTAAGGTAAACGATCCATCTAGATGTGGTAATCCAAACTCAAACCCAGAATTGTTTTCAGATTCTTGGGGTAAGGGTACAGTAATTTCTACACAAAAGTCTTCTACATACGAGAATAAAAGAATGGCCAAGATAAATTTTCATCAATCAATGAATCATAAAGATAGGTCATTATATCATGCGTATAAAGATATAGATGAAGCGTGTCATTTACTACCAGAAACTGTTTTGAAAGATGCTAAAATGATGTATAAAAAATTTAACGATAAAAAATTAACCAGAGGTGCTGTTAGACTAGGTATAAAAGGAAATTGTGTTTTATACGCTTGTAGAATGGCAAATGTATCTCGTTCTACAAAAGAGATTGCCGATATGTTTTCGATTAACTCTAAAGATATAAGTAGAACATCTCAAATGTTTACAGAAGTATTACTTGGTAAAACTTCAAAAAGTTATACAACTTTACCAAACGATGTATTACAAAGGCTTCTAAATTCATTTGATGTTTCGAGAGAAGAACGTTTGTCATGTAACAGAATGTCAATAAAACTTGAAAATTGTTCGCAACTCATGAGTAAAACACCTAATAGTGTTGCTTCGGTTGTAATATATATGACACTTAAACATAGAGTTACAAAAAATGATATTTGTGAAAAATGTTCGGTATCAATACCTACAATAAATAAAATTGAAAACATAATTAAAAAATACTTAGAGGATAAAGATTAATTATATTATATAATGTCTCAAACAAGACCAACCCGTGTTTTTATAAGTACCCCGTGTTACGGGGGATTATGTTTAGAAAAATATATGATCGGTATAATCAAGCTTCAACTTGAATTTATACGTGAAGGTATACAAATGGTATTAGATACAACAGAAAATGAAAGTTTAGTACACCGTGCGCGTAATGTTGCTATTGGTAGGTTTATGCAGAAATCAGATTGTGATTTTTTCATGTTTATAGATGCTGATATAGATTTTGACCCTAAATCAATTGTTCGATTAATTCGTTCGGGGCATGAAGTATCGGTTGCTATTTACCCTAAAAAAGTTGTTATGTGGGAACAAGCTAAGAAAGCACTTGAACAAGGTGATGAACGCGATTTATCAATGCTTTCATCTAGTTTGGTTGCTAATGTTGGCGCTACGCATAGAAACGTTGAAAATGGGTTTGTCGAAGTGATGGATGGTCCAACAGGGTTTATGGTTATTAGTCGAAAAGCATTAGAAAAAATGCACGAGCATTACAAGGATTTGGATTGTAAAAACGATCATCAAAATAGAGATTTTGATGAATATTGTGCTATTTTTGATTGCATGATTGATCCTACTACAAAAAGATATTTATCGGAAGATTATGCGTTTTGTAGACGTTGGCAACAGATTGGAGGTAAAATATACGCGGATTGTCATACAACTTTAGGACACGTTGGTAATTTACCATTTTCTGGATGTTTAGAAGAAAGGCTTAAGGTTTAGAATAGAATGTAATAATATGAAGTTTGCAACTATAATAGTTACTCGAAGTAAATCATGTCACGTAAAAACTTTACACACTATTCTTAGATTTAATTTAATGTGTTTACAAAAAGGTAATATTGAAAATGAAGTTGTTTTTGTTAACGACGATCCTTTTAATAAAGCGGAAACTATACAAAAATATATTAAAACACACGATAGGTTACTTTTTGTAGATTTTGGTATACAGCTAGACGACGATAGTCTTCAAAAATGTTTTGATAAACTCGATGGCGTTGGTTGTTTAGTATTTCCCGGTGTTTTAGAAGGTATAGATTGGGGGATGTTTAAGGCTAAAGTTAAAGATGGATGTAAAGAACCTGTAGAACAAATTGGTTTACATTTTGACACGGAGGTTACAAATAAAGTAAATAGTGATTACTATAACGTAAAACAATCAAGTTCTAGATGTTGGTTACTTATGTCTAAAAATGTTTCAAAACATATAAAAGATAAGAAAAGTAATTCGTATAAAATATTTCCAAGAATGGAAATAATGTTTAATAAATTTAAGGAAGCCGGTGTCAAAATTCTTGCGTATCCAAAAGCTAAGTTAGTCATGACATATAATCATGAATGTATAAGTAATATTCTAAACGCTGCAGGTGTTAAAAGTAATTAAAGATTAAATTAAAAATATAGAACAGAATGAACCGCGTGTTTGTAAAGAAGGATGATCCTCTTTACAAATATACGATACAATTTATGGAAGAATCTTGGGGTACAAAAGGTAAGGGTATATTTCCCGGATGTCAGCCAATTTCTATAGAAAGAAAACATTTTGGAATTTTATCGAATAACGATTATGTTGTATGTGAAAAAACCGATGGTACGAGATACATGATGATAGCTTTACAAGCTGGAAATCAGAGAGCATGTGTATTTATAAATCGAGCACTCGAAATGTTTACCGTACCATTAAATTTCAGAATGACTGTATTTAAGGGTACTATACTCGAAGGTGAATTGTATGAAAATACATTCATGATATATGATTGTTTGATGAGTTGTGGAGAAGTTGTAGGTAATCAGAATTTATTGGACCGTTTACAACATTCAGAAAAAGTTGTTAAAAAGTCACTAATTTTAAATACGGATCCTATTACGTTAAAAGTAAAAAAATTTCATTTACACGATGATTTTAGAGAGTTTATGGATAAGTACCTTCCGAAAATAAAACAAGAAATGGATGGTCTTATATTTACACCAGTAAATGAACCTATTCGTATCGGTACACACGAGACAATGTTTAAATGGAAACCAAGAAATAAAAATACAATTGATTTTCTCGTAAAGAAGGAACCAACTGTAGAAACACCTGGGTGTGTACCAGGGTCTATTGTGTATAAATTATATATACAAGATAAAGGTAAACACATATTTGAATCTTCTATACCGATAGATAGAACAAGTGAATATAAATGGTTAAAACATGGTGATATTGTTGAGTGTATGTATGTAACGTGGGAGAAAGGCCCATTTTGGTGGAAACCGATTAAAAAAAGAACTGATAAAACGTTTCCGAATAGTAGAAGAACGTTTTATAGAACGCTTGTGAATATTAAGGAGGATATTAACATGAAGGAGTTTTTAGATTGTAGACCAGGACGAAATGATTATCTTCTTTAGGAAATTGAACGAGTTTACCTAAATTATGATCATCTTGAATTAACCATTCGTTATTTATTTTTACAGTAGACATGTAATGACCACCATATTGAATACCTTTATGAATTATAGTAGATTGTAACTCGTATACATTATTGCCTAATTTTAGTTCCTCGTCAATTTCCACATAACTTTTTTTATCGAATGAAACAATAAGTATTTGTGGATATTTTGAAAATACATTCCTGGTCGTAGCAACGTGATGTTTTTTACCATTATCGTCTACGTAATCTTCTATCACGTTCCATTTACTGCTTTCATTTAACATTATATTTATATTTTTAACACCTCTTTTCACGTTTAAAATATAAACACAAAATGGTATTTTTGATATGTTTTTACTAACTGGTGATATAGTTATTTGGTTAGTTTCTCCGTAAACAAGATCTTTTATACGAGGATAACTTTTTTCTAGTATGTCTATTATACAGAATATAGCATCCTGTGTATCATGAGGCATACCAATTTTGAATCTCGGAAATATTTTTATAAATTCTGTTAAAACAGGTCCTAAAGTAAAAACTTTAGTTTCTTGTGTTGAAAAATATATACGAACAATTTTTTCGTAAGATTTTGTAAACGTACAATCACCGTCGTAAGTATTATTTAGTATATGAGATGATATTTCTCGTATATGTAATAAAACTTGTACTGCCGAGTTAAAATAACAGGTATTTCCTAAATTAGTAAAACCATGCATATAAAAAAAGAGAACAAAAAAGGCTTAAGAAGAAGACGCGTTTATTAAAATGTAAACAATATGGACGTGCATAAGTTATGCGATACTATAAAACCTATCGTCGATAAGTACAAAGATGAAGAAAACATAGAAATGGAATTTCGTTTAGGGAGGTTTAATGGAACATTTTTTGATACTAATATCGGTGATAAAACATACGCTAACATTATACGAGGATTTTCTTCTTATTCTGGGTGGGAAAAGATAGAAGAAAATACATACGATGTATATTCACGAGAAGATAATAATATTAGATTGACTGTGGATAATGTTACCGGTGAAGAGACTTTTATAAGAAAGGAACGTCTTGAAAATATCGATTTTAAGCATTTACAAAATTCGCCTTTTGATATTCGTTTTAGCGTTTCTAAGGAAATACCTATTGACGAGGATGATGAAGAATGTGATAATAACACATGGCATAGAAATATAAAAAAAGAAAGGTGTTCTTATATCAGGAAAAATTTATCCATAGATAGAACAGTAACTGCTGGTGAGAGTATAGATAAGGATTCCGAAGTATCAACTATATATCAACTCGAACTTGAAATTATCGATCCTAAAAAAATTACAGATATCGATACTTTATTTAATATTTGTCATAAAATTAAGGACATTTTTAATATGTTGAATACTAATAAATAATGATAATCTGGGTATTATTGATATGTACGATTAGTATGTTATTTCACGATCCTAATACACCTGAACATATACACGTATTAGGATATTCTCCAAAATATTTTTATGTATCGGATGGTGAATCGAATAAGATGTTCGAAAAAATGAAAGAAAATGGTATAATGGACGAGTCGTTAAAATACTTTTTAATGAAAGAAGATAAACTATTAGAGCTTGAGGTGAAATCAGTGTGTTCTCAAGTTTCTAAAAAATTAGACGCGTTCGCAATTTCGGATCAAATAAAAAATCATTTTCTTGGGTATGATTTTTCATATCATGCGAAACATCTTAAACAAATATCTGAACCAGAAAAACTTATAAATCGAAAAATAACATGTTCATAATATAAAACATCACTCTTCTATGTTTGGTAGATTCTATTCGTTGAAAATTATCATAAATATACAATATTAATCCCGTTTCGTGAAATTCTCTATTTATTTCAATAAATTCTTCCGGATAATCTGTATTCATAAATTCTTCGCATAAATAATATTCTCTTTCTAAATTGGACATTATTTTCGGATTATTTCCCGTGTCGTGTCTATAAAAATTAATATAATCCATTATAGTATAGTACATCGATTCTATAAGGGATGACAATAAATGATTATCCCATCTTTTATTATCATTCGTACATGTATTATTTGTTTTAATACGATTTGATAATAAAATACGAGGATTTTCCATTTTCTAATTACTATTTGCGTTTATTCTTTAATGTAAATTTTTCAAAATTAGCGTATAGTTCGTTTAATATCTTTTGGTTATTTTTTTTATTATTTGATCTCGAGTTAGAATTAGAATTAGAATTAGAATTAGAATTTGAGTTCGAGTTCGGTTTTCTTATAATTTTATTCACTTTTTTTACTGGCTTTCTTTTAACAACTTTCTTTTTTATTATTGGTTTTGGTGGTACTACTCGTTTTTTATTTAATGCGAGTGGTGGTTGACCATGAAGTTCTCTTCTTATTTTTATAAAATCTATTATCCTCTTACTATTAAGATCTGGTGTTTTTGGTAACGACATTGCGTGATTAACGATTTTGTTTACTTCGTTTTTACCTAATTTACCGTATATCTTATTAGCTTCCTTTTCTATTAATAACTTTTTCAAATTTTGTTGTTTATTAAGTTTCCAATTCTTTATCATGGCTCTTTTAGTATCATTCGCAACCATTTTTTTCAACACACCATCACGTGTTACAAATTTGTTGTTCTTTTCGAGTTGAGTAAGTTTCTTTTTAACATCACGAACATTTTCGTTAATATTCATTACGTTTCCGTATTTTTTCATCCATGCCTTACCATAAAGTTTAATGAGATCGTTTTTAATACTAGTATTGTTAAGTCTACGTTTTATATTAGTAGGTTTTCTATTTTCCTTTTTCTTAGCATTGAGTAGGGCCTTTTCCATTTCATTAGCAAGTGCGTTAGGTGAATTAGGTGTTTTAGGTTTATTTTCTATTTTTGCGCATAAACTTTTTACAGTATCTGTATCATTTACGGGTATACCCCTTGATATAGCGAGTGTTACTAACTGTTCTTTTTTCATTTCACGACATAATTTACCGTTTATTTTATACGTGGAGTTACCCTTCTCTATAGTATCGAGAGCTTTACATATACTATCTTTCTTATTTTTATTTTTAACACCAACAACTCCTAATTTTTTAGCAACTTGTAACAATACTGATTTAGTAAGACGTTCACATTTACGTCCTCCTATTTTCATTGTTCCATCTTTATCGTACGTAATTCTTGTATTTTTTGTATTTTGTACTTTACTTTTTTTCACAGGTTTTCTTTTTGGTTTTTTGAAACAACAATCGTACCCTTGTGGATTTTTTTTAACCTCGAATTCTTCTTTACACGGTGGACGTCTAAGTTTAGGACACGTCGAAGCTTTTGTTTTAAGTTTTTGAACGACTTTTCTATTTGCGTTAACGTTTTTATTAACCAAACCTAATGTATATCCGTTATTATGTAACTTTTTAACAAGTTCTACACCAACGGAATAAGCACGTTCAAGATCATCTAAGTTAGATTCACCTTGTAATTGAACAATACCTGAACCTGTTTTACCAGACTTTGTAGTAAAAATAAACGCGTGTTCTTTATACTTTAAATAAAGAAATGGGGAAATTTCAGGTTCGTATTCAAGAAACGAAACTCCCCATGTACGTAATTGACTGAACTCTTGTGCCATTTTAGATAATTGAAAATTTGTATTCGTTAAAAACTGACCACCTGTATTATTGTAAAATATATCGTTGTATAAAAATTTCTGTTTTTCTGTATACGTATCTATTATATATTTTTGTAAAGATTCGGGTTGTTTTTTAAGATTTTTAGAACCTAAAAATCCACCCGAAAGACGAATTTTTCCATTCGTGTATATGTTAAAACTGAAATTCTTTTTTTCGACACCATCCATAATGTATCCGGTAAATTGCACGGAAGAGAAATTTTTATTTAAATTACCTTTTAAACCAAAATCTTTTGTGTGTATAGCGCCAGTTTGAAATCTTCCATACATACCTTTTATTTCGTTAACATCTATGGTTATTCCACTCGTTACAGGTGCGTGTCCTTTCGGTCTTTGTTTTAGTATATATTTGATATCGAGACGTTTTTCATCTGGGGTAAATAATTTATTTACGACGCCATTATATATCCCTGGTCTAAATTTACCTATTCTTAATTCGTTAAATGTAGGTGTGGATATACTCTGTCGAGTATTAGATACTGTACCTGGACGTTCAATCTGAATATTTGAATTTTTTATGAATTGTCGGGGATCCATACTTATACTAACACAAGATTTTATTAACTCTTCACGATTTGTGATGTTACATCATACCCGAGTGTATTTTCTTTTACATCCATGGTAAAACCGTATATAACTTTTTTACCTTTAAAATTCGATGGTTCGTGTAATCTTTCAGGGTTTGTGATCATGAAATAATCTTCCTTTTCCGTTCGAACTTCGTATTTACGCGTACTAAAAGATGTATTATAAAAATCTTCGTCGAATCTCGGTCTGTGCATTTTTTTATCGGTACAAAAGAAACCAAATATTTTTTCGAACACGTCTAATGGAAATTTCACGTCATCACCCGTTTTAAAAGCATAATCGTTATAATATCCAACTTGTAAAAATCTTTCTAAAGGATTCGTCGATGAAGATATTTGTTCTCGTACTCTTAAGAAATATTGTGGGGCAATATCCCAAATATCCCTATTATTGTATTTTTGTGCGTAATCTAAATACGCACGTGCGCATTTTTCCAGAATAATTGGTAATTCTTCCGCGAGTTTATCGTCTAATGTTGGATCTGAATCCGCATCCGTAACCTGTTTTTTGAAATCGAATGTAAATACGCGACGAACAACACTACCTTGTTTATCTTTAAATCCCGGTGTTTCGTTACCTCCCAAAAATCCAGGTACGACCCACGCATCGAGTGGTTTAGCGGGTTGACCTTTTATAGCTATATTCATGCTATCACCCGAAACTATACTTTGAAACTCAGCTTGTTCGAGTTTGAAATCACCTTTTATTTCTGGTGCGACAAATATTAAACCTTCACTGATAGGACCTAAACCAAATTGTTTTTCTATGTTATTTGACATTGTTTTTACATCTTTTGCTTCGTAAAATTTAGAAAACACTTTGGTAATGATAGTCGATTTACCAGAACGCGCAATACCTTTTATAAACGGTATGACTTGCCACTTATCCATTTCACCAACTTCATAGAATAAACGACCACCAAGTACATACATCCAATGACAAACTTCGTCTTCTAGGTCTTGGTATTTAAGAATACTGTTGAAGTAAGGCGTCGGTATATCTTGCCAGTTTTCAATATGACCGTGATCTGTAAAATTAACAGGGAAATATTTACAACTCACGATGAGTGGATTGAGTCTTTTATAATCTTCTGAATCATACTTATAAAACTTGGTTTCGTATAAATTAGTTTGGTCGTTATACATTTGACCAATAAATAGACCATTTTTAAAAGACCAAACACGTCTATTCTTTTTAATTTCTGGAAATTTCATGTCGTTACATGCGGATAATTGTTTGATAATCTGTATGTACCCATTGTCCTTATTTGTTAGAAGTTTCCATAAATCGTGCCAAGTATGTCTATTAGCAACACGATAAACAAAATCTTTAATTTCTTCTTTTTGTCTCCAGGCGCGTGTCGCAAACCCATCATCTGTTTTAATCTGTTCACACGTATAACCTTTGTATCGTTTTAGACCGTTGTTTGAACAATATTCTGTTAAAATTTGAAATGCCGCTTGGTGGTCGTTATATTCGTCAAGTGAAATAGGGGGTAATGAAGGATCTAGTATTGAAGGGTTTGTAGAGACTTCTATAGGAACTTGTGTCGGGTGATTTATACGATCGTATATTCTTACTTGAGAGAGAAGGATCGTCCATATATCATGAAGTTGACGTACTAAATTATTTATTCGTAAATCAATTGGTAAATCGTTATCATTATCCATGTTAGTTACATCCTCATCGAATAAGCGTAATTCTCGTGCGCGATCGAAATATTTACTTATTTTTTCTAACGCATGTTGATATACTTTTGATTTTTGTTGAATATCTACCATTTTAGGTCGATTTGTTTCTGGATCCAATTCATCGGGTTTAAAAAATACTTTGTATGCGATAGTGATTGGTTCTATACCAAAAAGTTCTGACTCTTTAACCAGGCCATACAATTTCTCTTCGTGATGGATATATTGTATTAATCTCTCTGGACGAAGACTGGATATTGTGGATCCTAAATTTTCATAATAAGCTTCCTCTTTTTGGTCGCCGTCCGGAGTAATGAATAAGGTATTTTCTCTTTCCATCGTATTATAAATATTAAACACTAATTTTTTAAATTGTTTTTTGGAGTTGAGCTAACATTTTTATCATGATCTTGTTCTGAACTTCGAGTTGTCTTGATATATTTATTAAAGCTGAACATACAGTTTCGCCTTCTTCGTTCACAAGAACTGAACTTAAAAGGTTTCCTAATCTATCAATACTATCGTATTCAATATCGTCATCGATATCTATATCGGTATCACTATAAATAACATCTTCTAATTCATCTACAGCTGGGAGTTCGCCCCTGGTTGTGGACAGATCATCTTCAATATTTGATTCGGATTCGGATTCAATTTCAACAATTTCGTCGTCGACACTTTCGAGTTCTGGTACAGATCCAGTAGACATTTACCATGTACCAGGAAAAATCAAACCGTGTTTTTTCGCGAAAACATCCGAAAAAAAAATCTCATGCTATAGTACAAAACACACACACAATGGCCGGAGGTCTCATGCAACTCGTCGCCTATGGCGCCCAAGACGTCTACTTGACTGGTAACCCAAAAGTCACTTTCTTCCAGGCGGTTTACAAACGCCACACTAACTTCGCGATGGAAAACATCGAACAAACTGTTAACGGTACGGCCGCTGCGTCGGGTCGCGTTTCCGTCACTGTCGCCAGAAACGGTGATTTGGTCGGTGACATGTACGTTGAATTGTCTACTGCGTCCTCTGCGACCACTACTCAAACTCTTTTGAATGCGTCAACTGTTTATGACACTAACTGGATCGCCGAGCGTGCGATCAAGTCCGCTGAATTGTCCATCGGTGGTCAAAGAATCGACAAACACTACCAAAGATGGTGGAGATTGTACTCTGAATTGTACTTGTCCGATGCGGGTAAGACTAACTGGGGTAAGATGACAACCGCCCCAGTCCCAGGCTCCGGTGGTAAGCAAGTCTTCTTGCCACTCATCTTCTTCTTCAACAGAAACCCAGGATTGGCCTTGCCATTGATTGCCTTGCAATACCACGAAGTCAGAATTGACTTTGACTTGACCTCAACTTTTGACAAGTACTTGTCTACGTCCACGTTCAAGGTCTGGGCTAACTACATCTACCTCGACACTGAAGAGCGCAGACGATTCGCGCAAAAGGGTCACGAATACTTGATCGAACAAGTCCAACACACTGGTACCGATACCGTTACCAAGAACGCGACCAAGCAAGTCAGATTGTCCTACAACCACCCAGTTAAGGAATTGGTGTGGTGCGTTGCCGAAGGTGATGCCGAAGGGAGACACACTATGTGGAACTTGTCGGGTGAAGCTGACGCCGCTGATGTCTGCGTTGATTGCGCCTCTGCCAACGTTGTTACTGCGGTTCACCAAAACGGTCAACCAAAACTCGAATCCGCCGCCGGTGCTGCGGACTTCTTTGAGGAAGATTGCGGTAACTTGAATACCTTTAAATTGGTTCTCAACGGTCAAGACAGATTCAAGGAACAATCCGGTAAGTACTTTAACCAAGTGCAACCATACCAACATCACTCTGGTTCGCCATACACGGGTGTTTACTCGTACTCGTTTGCGCTTAAGCCAGAAGAACACCAACCAACTGGTACTTGCAACTTCTCCAGAATTGACAACGCGCAAGTCGCCGTTGCCTGTAACAACATCGGTGCGACCTCCAAGAACCTCGACATGTTCGCGGTCAACTACAACGTTCTCCGTGTCCAATCCGGTATGGGTGGCCTCGCCTTCTCCAACTAAGCATTTCTTAGTTTATTAAGTTTAGTAAAAAATAAAATTTAAAAAATAAATAAAATTTAGATTTTAAAGTTTAGACCAAATTTTAAAGTGTAACCTTAAAGTATTTTTGTATTTTTTCGAGTACGTACCAGTTCGGTTCGATTTTTTCAGATTCGATTTTGTTTATGGTATCTAACGTTTCGCCTATTCTATGTGCGAGTTCAACTTGTGTATGGTTTCTTCTTATACGTAACAATTGAATTCGTTTACCAAGCGTATCATTCATAATATATGATGTTATAATTTAACACTTAAAACTCTACGCAATTTTTGCATGATTTTGTGATCTGGTATTGCTTTACCCGATTCGTACGACGAAATTATATCAGACGATACGTTTATAAGATTAGCGAGATCCTTTTGTGTATATTTCTTTGCGACGCGTGCCCTTTGAATAGTTAACCCCGTTTCTTTACCGACCTTTTTATGGGTTCCTAATACAGTTTCGTCGAGTTTTTGATCGGGTGATTTACCGGAATATTGACTTCGTTTAGGTAATTTGATTTCCTGTCCCATGAACTTGACATATTTTTCCTTTTCTTTTTCCTTTTTAACGGATTTACCATGTATAGTAACTTCTTCCCAATCTTGGTGAAACATGTTTTATATTATAATGACTTAAAATTTTAAGTAATAATATAAATATAAATATGTTAACTCTTTATTATGCGATTGGAACAATAGTTCTGATATCAGTCTGTTTTATATTAAAAAACGGTTGGTGTTTGTGTGGTGATGAAGATAATGAAGACGATGAGGAACCTCGTCCAAAATACGAACCCAAACTCCCAAGAGATTTGTATTGGAAACACTAATAGGAACTCTGAAATATAAAGATTTAACGTTTATACTATGGTAATGAAAGGTGTTTATA